ACGCTTAACTGTCGGCGGATACCGACGAAGGGGTAGATATGAGTGTAGAAATGAGAACAGTAGATGAGTTGATTGAGGAGGTTGAAGAAAACGTTGAAATGCTCTATGATGATGTAGAGATTGACGTTGATGACATCCCACGGTTAGCAGTAGAAGATGTGTTATATGGAATAACTTTGCCTGATACTGCTATCATTCAATACTGGGATAAGTTAATTCGTGCAGCGGTTAGTAAATATGAAATGTTATCAGAAACGGATCGATTCTAATGGAAAACGAAGAAGGCAAAATGGCAATGGAGCTCATAGCAGACTATCCGATCTACGCAAGTACATCGGGTATAACCTATGAAGAAGCTATCGGGATAGCTAAAGTGTTGTTCGGCGACGATATTAAAAAAGCATATGAGGAGAACCAATAATGGGTCAGTATCACAAAGTAGTAAACCTAGACAAGAAAGAAGTCCTTAACCCTCATCGTATGGGTGTCGGTATTAAACTGTTGGAGTTCAGTGAGAGCCGAGTAACTACAGCATTGTGTGCACTCCTAGCGGTCAGTAATGGTCGTGGCGGTGGTGATTTGGGTAATCCTAATGATAGTTCTATTGTTGGTAGCTGGGCTGGCGATCGGATAGCGATTATCGGCGACTACTGGGACCAAGAAGAAGCAGATGAAACAGGCATACCTACATGGGCAGATATGGACGATGAAGATGAAGACGGCAATCCTAAGTCTGAAGCGAGCGGTTACACAGACATCAGTTTGGATATTCTGTTAGTTATGTGTCAAGGCGATAGCTGGCTAAGGCAGGAACTGCTTGAGAGCGTGGCACGATACGACTGGGGCAAGGATTGGTCAGCATTCTTTAGTGATGAAGAAATTGCAGCAGAGCGAGCAAAGAAGGAGGAGAACTAATGGGGTATTACACAGGTTTTAGTGGAGAGTTTGGCTTAGATAAGCCTTTAACTGTTGAGCAAAAGAAAATCCTTGACGACTTCTCAGAGGAGCGTCATGGTGGCGATATGCAGCACGACCCAAGCAAGCCAGGATTCTGGTGTGACTGGGCTCCTAACGAAGACGGTACTGCTATTGAGTGGAATGGTTCTGAGAAGTTCTATGACTATGTAGGGTGGATTGAATACCTTGTCGAGCACTTTATTAAGCCGTGGGGATTAACTATGAACGGAGAAGTAGAGTGGGAAGGTGAGGAGTCGGGCGACCTAGGGAAGATCGTCGTAAAAGATAACGTGGTAACAACCCAAGAAGGGACAGTGGTATATGGCTAACATAAGCGACGGTTACGGAACAGTAGTAGTCGAGAAGGTAGGGCAAGAACTCAAAGACTTCCTCACGGTAGTCCAAGAGGGTGCGTATTACTTACTATTCGATGATGTCGAGAACATAGAAGTATTCGATAATGGGAATGCTGAGTTCCAGTTTGGTGCTGGCGGTAGGTGGAACTATGAAGCTAACATCCGAGGTTACCTAGAGGGCGACTGGATGACTGGCGAAAAAGAAAAGAAAGCCTACAATAAGTTTATTCGAGCGTTTAAAAAGAAGGATGGTCTGATTAGTATTGAGTATACTGATAGCGACACCGCTATGGATTGGATGGGCGAAGGTCAATACAACATGAGCGTGTGCGAAAAGGAAATTATATTTGACCATAACTTTGAGGAGCGACCAGTAACGCTGGAAGACTATGCAGAGCTTAACGGTTACAGTATGCTAGAGGCTATCGAGTACCTATACGGTGATGAAGTAGCAGGAGCATACCAAGATTACGAAGTCGAATGCGACCAGAAAGGAACAAAGCCTGTCGAGCCAGATGTTTGGTACGACACCATATATTCAAAGGAGGTGTAAATGGATGCATTCTGGGGTATAACAATAATTGTACTCATAGTAGTTGCGTTTACGAAACGTGAGAACAGAATTAGGGACGAGAAGCGAGAGATTCGAGAGGCGAACGAAAAGAAACTTGAGGAAGCAAAACAGGCTGAGGTTGTAACTAAGTATACGACCCTATTCGGTGAGCCAGAAACTCAAGAAGAAAAGGAGGCAGCACGAGCAGCTAGGCAAGCAGAAGCACAGCGAGAAAAGGATATAGCAGAACTCAAGAAGCAAGGATTCACTGACGAGTTGATTGCGACTATCATTCCAACAATAAATAACGGACAGTAAAAAGGCGTTTCGCACGCCTTAACTGTCGGAGGATACCATGGCAGGGCATTTACTAATAGATAAGAATTATGTAGGAGAAACGAAAGATGAAACAAAAGCGATCAGGAATCTCATCAAAGAAGTCAGAGATGACATTCGAGAGCTTAGGGACACTGACGACATCACAGCGTTTGAAAATATACACCGTGATTTACCCCGTGATTATTTTCAGGAGGGCGATACGAGCGTTACAGTTAAGCATGTAGACGTTCCAGAGAGCGTCGTATATGGCGGTAAAGCAACTTTAGAAATACACTGGAGAGGTGTAGGTATTAGAAGGATTTATTTAGTAGCATGATATTAGACAGCAGGGAATTGACGACTATTCTCCCTCTAAAAGAGTTGTACACAAACTATGCTAACCATAAACGCCTGAAGGTTTTTGCGAACAAGGGGCGGAAGTGTATTATCTGTGATAGAGAGGGAACACTACTTCTTATTACCGTTGGCAAGAATGGGGATCGTCATGTAGACTTATACACTGATGACTTCATCCTTATGACGGTAGACCACACAATGCCAAAAAGTATCGCACGAAAACTAGGCTGGACACGATCGGAGATTGAAGCATTAGATAATAAGCAGCCTATGTGTAAACACTGTAACAGTAGTAAGGGTAACGAGCTTATCTCTGACGAGGAGTACAGAGAGCGACGTATGAAGCACTTTAAGCCAGTTCGACGAGAAGGGGTTGAACTTATCAGACAGTTCGTATATAATGAAAACATATTTAATAGGAGTCTAGCATGAACAGCACAGCAGGTTTTAAACCGGAGTACGTAGATAAGCTAAAAGCAACACGCCAGTTCTGTAAGGAACAGCTAGAAAGCAAGGGTCTGTTTGTTGAGGAAACGAGTGACCAGATTGGTTTGTCGATCTCCTTAACTCAGTTTGGTCTTAGTACCATATACGCCACACTCACACAGGAAGAAATCGAATACATAGTAGATAACGAGGTAGAATTATAATGCATTACATCACAGCACAAGTAGAAGTAACTGATGAGGACATCGACAACATCGTGGACGCTGCACTTAACTGGTGTAGCTACTGGTGTGACTTCTTGGAGTATGGCGAGAAGCCTACCGAGAAAGTAACGGCAATGAGTGAAGCTCTAACACATGGAGGCACACTCAAGTTTCATATAGACGAACCGTATGAAGACGGCGGACAACAAGACTTTATTTTAAATGTTCCAAAACTATTAGCTGGTATTGAGGCATATGGTAACTATAACTTTGATGACTTCGACGGTCCATTGGCTGACGCAGTGCTACAACAATCATTATTTGGGGAGGTGATATATGGTTAAGCGATATGATCCATTTTCAACAATGATGTACGCACTAGGTCGAGCAATCGAATCGGAAGACGACCCAGTGGTAAAAGCACAGATGGAAGACCTTGAAGAAAAGATAACACTTAAACTTCGAGAGCGAAGTACAGAAGCAGTAAAGGAGATACTAAGTCGATGAACGAGGATTACTACAAAGCACCGAGTGACGAAATCTTTAACGAGATTAAGGAAAAGTCGATTGAGATTTGGCAGACGTACGACGACACGTATGGTTATGCCACGGAAAAGATTGACCGAGTAAAGTCCATCAACAATGTGAAAGATAACTGGGGTGCTATCGTCGGAATGTTCGACAACCCCAACCAACAGAAGCTATTGGCTAAGTTATCTCCTGAAGCAAGGGCACAGGTAGCAAAATGGCTTTAGCACCTTCACAGCGTATATGGATTAGAGGGGCACTCGTGGGAGCTGCCTCTACGTGGGGCGGTATTATTGTGGGTCTACTCATAGTGAAGGCATTAGGCTTATGACAAAGCCCATTACGATAGCGGATTTGAACGCCACGAAAAAGGTTCTTAAGTTTATGAGGAAGGACATAAAGACCGCTGAGGGGTGGCAGGGTACGGCTACATTAAAGACCACGGATAATATGCTCATGGTGCTTTCATGGTACACTGACGACATGATAGAGAAGATTAGAAAAGATAGGAGAGCCAATGACAAAAGTTGAACAGGCAAAGGCTAGGGGTCGGGCATTGCTCGACCTCGCTGGTCTTAAAGACTGGAAGATAGGTACGTTCTTTGCGTATCATAAGTTAGCGACGACTAACCACTTCAGTAAGCTCATTACATATAACGAGCGTTTTATTGAGAGGGCAACCGAGGAAGAGTTTGATCAAGTTACTATACATGAAATAGCCCATGCTTTAGTCGGCATGGGTCATGGACACGGCGAAAAGTTCGTGAAGACTTGTGAGCGACTATTCCCAAGCAAAGCAATCACTACATCTGATTTAGATGTTGATATATTCAAATATTATTTAGTTTGTCCAACTTGTAAGTCTATTGCAACGACGAATAATACTCGTGTGCAAAAATGTGGAACATGTCTTATACCGTATGAACGAGTTAAGCATGATGTTCCCAGCGTGGCATGGGCAGCCATACCTTAGTTCCGACTGGCACGACTTCCTGTTTCGACAGGGAGTTTGTCACGTCCACCATTTCCATTTGAGCAAACAGCGTTTGCGACGCTAAACTGGGGTCGGTCACGAAACCTGGGAGGCATTCGTCTGGCTCATTAGTGCGTTGTGGCACGATTAAATATCCACCTGTGGGCTTATACCCCATAACCGCATTGTAGGTCGGGTTTTCAAGACCCAGCTCTTCTAGGCGGTCTGTGTCGGTCATAAGTCCATAAGCGAATATTTTATCGCCGAATTTTATTTTGGCTTCATCCATATTGGTAGCGAGTCGTCTTCTTTTATTAGGAGTTGATCTTCAAACATATCGATCTCATATACTTTTCCACTGTATTCGCTTTCCGATTTGCGTACAATGGACACCTCGTTAACTGATTTTCTTACGTAAACTGCGTATGAATCCCGTTTGGTCTCGCCAGCAGGAACTTTCGTACCCGCTTTTCGCACGAGAAGAGAGCTAATGGTGTACCCACAGAGCAAACCGAGTATTTCTAGGCTTTCGATGAGCTTTACGTTAGTGGTTGAGAACTGTGTAGTACCGTGAACGCCCCGACCATCACGGCGAGAGGTGCGTATAAACATCTCAATCAGCTCCCTACCTTGCTCAATACTAGCAGAATATATCATTCTATCAGGCAGAAACATCTCTTTTCGGTGTTTTGAACCTAACATAAGGGCTATTTTGTTCGCTATATTGTAAGATTGGGATATAATTATAGTATTTGGGGCAGAAAATGTCCATTTTAGCTGCAAATTGTTCAAAATGGGCGTTATAAGATCAAAATCCTTCTGTGGGTTGGATTTATCGAGTGACAACATCAAACGGTTTCTACCTTTGTCCATACCACCTCTACGAAGTACGAATCCACACAATTTGTACCAATCTAAGGTGTCCACGGTGTATTCAAAGTTTTTTACCCGTATTTTCTGTGGTAAAAGGTAGGTATCTGTGGAATATCTCGATCTGTGCTTTAATCTGTTCTCCCTTTTGGCTGGAACGTCCTCAGCGGTCGTCTGGATCACGTTATCACCCTTATCCGTGTAAACTACAGTGTGTTCCGGTGTCACCCTAAACTGGTAGCTGCTGGAACCGCCTGAGATCATCTTCCCATGATAGTCTCGTCTTCGCACGGCAAAAGGTTGCGTAAACTGAGCGTCGCCAAGAAAATTGCGAACAAGGACACGGTCGTGCCCCGAAATATCGCTAATAGGCTTCCACCCTTTATTAGTTAGAACATTAGTTTCAGCGGGAAAAGCCATCTTACCACCTAATGTAAGAGCTTATATTCTTAGGTCTAAGCTTGTTATAGCCCATGTTAGCTATCATAGCCGAGTCAGCATGGTCTGGTGAGCGGTTTAGAAGCAGTCTAAGCTCTTTTTTCTTAGTAACACGAGGTTTGCCCGTATCTAAGTCGTAACGGTGTGCTGTGAGCTGTTTAAGCAGCTTACCTTGCTCTAGAACCGAATGGAGCACCTTGATCTTGCCTTCGTCGGCATTTACCATGAACTCATAGTATCCGTCGCTTCGGCTTTGGAGTGTAGCCATATAAGTATTGACACGCCAACCCAAGATTCGCATGGCATCTCTTAAACTGGCACCGATTCCGTTTTCTTCTAGGATAATGTTCTTAGCGACTGGCTTGGTGAAGCCCTTCTTCTCGGCATATGCAATAACTTTGCCAGCAATGAAGAATCCGATAGCATCGTCGATACCCGTCGGTGATTTGATCTCGATTTGCTCGGTAATGATTCCGTCTTCGATCAAAGTCATAACAGTATCGTCCTTACCCTTGTCTGAAGGGTCAATACCGATATACTTGCTAAACTTCTTAATTTTCCCAAACTCATCGACTTCTTCGCCGTCTTCGTTGTATTCTTTGTGTGGCAGCTCGAAAACTGTCATCTTATCGATCAACGCCATAGGGAATAGCGAGTCATCTTCATCTAGGTAGTTCCAGTCACCATCAAGCAGACGCTTACGTTCCTGCGGTGGCAGCCTTCTAAGCCCCTCTATGTAGTTATCGTCGCCAAATGGGTTATCTAGTGCTGTAGACTTGATATAGACGTTGTAGGCGGGTACACGCACGCCAGAGACCCATACATATTCGTTCTGCCATCGTTGCATACGACCACCGCCTCTTTTTTCATACTTATCATAGTATTCTTGGCGGACGAAACCAGGGGAAGGGTTACATGAAGAAACAACCTTACCAGTAATGCCGTACTCTTTGTTCATCCAACGGTTGACACGAGAGCTTAGGGTGTCGAAGGCTTTTTTGTTTACCTCACCTACCTCATCAACAAAAGCACCAGTCAACTCTAAGGAACCCAATGATTCCATTTCAGGGTCTGATGGTTTTGCAGTCAAGTCTAATAGTAGTATCTCTGAACCATTAGAATATGTCAGGGTAGAGTCCTGCATGTTTAGTTTGTAGTCGTTTTCGGTGATACCTAATGTCTTGTGTACCTTGGATAGTAGGGTGGCGAGAGTAGTCTGCTTTAAACTCTTCAACTCTTTACGGGCAAGCCCCCAGCGAGTGCCAGGATACTTCTTACAGGCAATAGCTACCAACAGCCCAATAAGGAATGATTTACCACCACCAGCTCCACCACCGAATACGATCGATACAGTCTGGGGGTCGTTAAACTCTTCCATTGCAAGAGCCTGGACTTCACTAATAGTTAGATCAGGAGACATTTTCTTCCTCGATCTGCTTGATCTCGCTTTCGAGGACTTCTGTCGAGTCTATTCCGCTTTCTACTTGTTTAGCTGGTACAACTTGAATGGTGAATGAATCACGCTCAAAGAATCCGTTATCAGATTCGAGCATAACCTTATCACCGAAACCAGTTTTTCGCACCCATTCTGCTGCCTTAATATCTCCACCCATAGCCTTAATGGTCATAACGGTAGACATAATATAACCAGCATTCTTAACTGGCAGTCGTCCCCACCACTCTGGCTGGTTCTGTACTACCTTATCTACTAATTCATCATCATCAAGAACCTCACGAATGATCTTATCGAGGTTCTTTGGTTTCTTACGTGGGGGTGGAACGTACACACCAGCTTCTTTAGCTGCTTTGTCTTGTTCCCTTTTTAGTTGGGCGGCAGCACGAGCCTTTTCTAAGTTCTTAGCGAGTCGTGCTTTTCGCTCTTCGGGCGATTCTATAGTCATGTACTTATTATAGCATTTTTATAGTGTTTTATAGAGTTTGTCAATAAAAAAAGACCCTCCAGGGCGTTTTCATGCATGGGAGGGTCAGGTTTTGCTAGACACGAATTGAATGTACGATTCAGGGGATAGCCAAATCACCAATATGTACTAAAGTAAATGTTTTAATCATTTGTTGTGTAGTTGCTGTGTGTGTCTATGTAAAAGATCAAAAAACTAGGGTCAAAATCACAGGGCGAACCCTGAGCTTGGAATCGAACCAAATATACCTAAGTATTTGCTGTGCGACCCTATATATCTATTATATCACGTAAGCCAGCATAGGATTCTTACGGCTGCCTGTAGCTAAATTGAGCAGTACATACCTGCACCGTTTGCCACCTATCTTGCACGCTTAGTAGTCGTAATCATCGTGCGTTTCATTAGCCTTTGATTTTAATTGCGTTATTCGGCATTATGGGGTTAGCCAACGACGGCATCCCAGCTTAACCTTTCACTCAGGCCACTGGCTTGCGTAAAACAATAGAGGGTAAAACTAGGGGCTTATAAATAGTGTCCTACCACTAGACGATACGACCGAAGTCGCAACCGGATTCGAACCGATGTTACTCCATTAACAGTGGAAAATATATATTTGCTGGAAGCCCCTAAATGTGTAATCAAACCTGAAATGAGGTCATTGTTCGTGCAGGGAGTACATGAGAGGTTACGTCTAACATACGAAGAACTATTATCGTGAACGCTGACCCCACATTAGGGTTGATTGATTGTAAATGTACTAAATACTAGGCTCGTTCATACGTTGCTCTAGCCAACTGAGCTACTCCCTGAATGGTCAGGGAGGCAGGACTCGAACCTGCGACCTACGGCTTTCAATGCGGTGATTTGGTTTGCTGTTTGAGCCTAAAATGTGAATGTTCTTAAAGCTAGAGACATTATAACTTGTATTGCTTAAAATGCGATGTTGTATATAGTGTTGCTGTTAGTCTCTGATAATGTACAAGGGGGGTATACTAGAGCCGTTTCGTTTTATCCAAAAATGATTTTATTTGCTGTTAGGCTCTACTCTAATTATACGCTATGGGGTTTTATATGTCAACCCCTAAAGCGTAATTTTGCCGTAACGTTCGCCGTTGATGATGTCAAGCATAGATTCCATAGGAGTCTTGCCCTCTACAACATACTGGAATGCACTCTGGTTTGAACCTGAGATCAATGTTACTCGATCGTCGAACATGGTTGCTGGTGCGTCGTTGCCATAGGCATTGGCGTTCCAGAACACGATGTGTGGTAGTTCGTAGCCAGCGTTACGGAACTTCTCTGCTGCTGTTTCAAGGTTGGTCTTGTCGTTTGCACGAGTAGCCTGATTGAATTGCATGTCAGAGATAATGTAAAGGGTGCTTGGCATTTCACTCGCTGGAGTGTTGTTAGCCTGTGCTGCACGAAGAATTGCATCGAATGCACTCTGTAGGTTCGTGCTCATGCCCCAGTCGGCACTTTCAATAGAACGCATACGTTCTGAAAGCGTTGAGCCGTGGATCTTCTGTAGGCGAGAGTTGTCGGTGAATGTCAAGAAGTAGTCCTTAAACTGCCCCTCGTTGCGTTCTGCAAAGTACAGAGCAAGAGATACCGATACTGACATAGGGAATCCGCTCATTGAGCCAGAAACGTCAGCGAGTACTAGGGCGTTCTGACCACGAGTGTAGTCAGGTAGGTTCTTCCACATAGCGTCGGCTGCCTTAACTTCGTCTGGGTTTACACGGTAGCCGTTAACCATGTCATACAACTGGTAGGCGAAAAGTGTGCCAGAGTTAATCTTAGCTTCACCCTTGTTTACACTTTCAAGGTAGCCACGGTAACGAGTTTCGTCATTACGTAGGAATGCCTTAACGTGCTTCTTGTGAGCCTGTGAAGGTAGTGTTGAGTAGTCGATTTCACCCCAACGCTTCTCAGACATCAAACGTTCTAGGAAGTTATCGTAATACTTACGAAGAGCACTTAGGTTCTTACGGTATGTACGAAGGTTTGGTACACGCTTGAAAGTTGTTTCGTCAACCTGCTTTTCAGATGGCTTACCAACCCATCCAAGCAATGTTGCAACCTTAATAGCTTCACGGTATGAAGCCTTACCAGCGTTTTCAGATGGTAGCCACTTGGCAAGCAATGAGATTGACTTGCCAGCTTCCATGTTCTTCATGTCAGCTTCTAGTTGCTTTGCGATCAACTGAGTAACAGTGTGTTCGTTAACTGGAACTTCGTCCCAACGACCGTACTCAGGAATGTAGTGAGCGATCTTGTTTACAAAATCCTCATCTAACTGATTCAAAATATAACGGAATACTGAGCGTTCACCCTGACCACCACGAATGTCTCGTAGGTAGAACAGAACACGGATTGCGCTCTGTGGGTCAGCGTCAAAGGCCTTTTGGAAAAGACGGAACGCTTCAGCTTCTCGACCACGCATTGCACCAGCCTTAGAAAAGAAGTCTAGGACTGGATTCAGCGTAGATGTGTTAGACAGCGCACCGTTTTCAGTGCGTGCTGTACGATTAGTATTGGCTTGTAGTGTGTCTAAAAAGTCACTCATAAGGTTGGCTATCCTCTTTTGAATTATATTGTATTATTATTATAGCATACTTGCTTACCTTCTAATTATACCGCACCTGCTTTTGAATGTCAACACTTTTTTAAAAGAAAATAAAAGACCCCGTGCTAATAGGGGTCGATTACCGAGAGTGGTAAGTGCACTACCTGAGTGATCTCGTGGTCACTCCTCTCTGTCTATTTACCGTAGAATACTTCGCCAGTTTCAGGATTCCTCATACCACCGTCAGCTGTTAGTTCCCATTCAGGTTCTACTGGTGTGACTACAGCAGGGGCACATTTAGGGCTGTCTACTGGGATTTGATCACCGTACGGGCAGCCTGTTGGCTCACCTTTACAGACAGGTTTCTGCTTGTCGTCGTTCTCATAGCCCACAAGTCTAGTGCCAGCTGGACAATCTTTTACTGGCGGCAAGCATCCATCAATTGCTACTACTACTGACCGACCCTGCTTGTCGGCGAACTCATCACCAACCTTAACTGAGTCTGGGTCTTTGGGGTTGATAGAGTTTACGGCAACCTCGATAGGATTCTGCCCTGTCTGTAGTCGCTCGTTCTCTCCAGGTGTACCGACGTATTTACACACCAATACCTTTTTCTCCACATCTGCTGGCGGACCTTGCGTGTGATCTGCATTGTGATGTGCACTAACCGTGCTACTAATGAGTAGGAACCCCACTACCAGTAAGACAGCGATTATTATATTTTTCTTCATTATACCCTTTCTTTTACTATTACCCTTAATTATACACCTACGTCTTATATCTGTCAATGATTTCTTTTATTTCGTGGTCAGATAATCCGCCATTGTTTTCTCGTGATAGGTAGTAAATGCCGTCAACAGCGTCGGCACCATAGAGTGCAATCAGCTTCGCCTCGTATTTTACTAGGTTACCGTTCTTCTCTACATTGCAGGTATTGCATTGAGGCCAGCAGTTGAATGGATGCCATCGGGTATTAAGATAACGGCGTGGGCGAAAATGACCACACTGTAGTTCTTCGACCGTGAGATATGCACCACAGGTAAAACAGTTGTTCCACCCAAAGCGTGCACCACGGTTTCTAATAAATAAACTGAAGACTCGATCGGCTTCTTTGATTAAACTTTTACGACTTCTCACTTTTTCTTCTTAAGTCTCGCTGACACTCTCTTTTTGTTATCGGTATCTGGTCGGTATGTTCGATAGCTCTTTCCACCACCAGAATCATAGTCCTTATTGCCACAACTATCACAAGGTAAGTACTCGCCCTTGAAGTTAGGGTGCAGCTTCCACTTATTGTCGTGAACGCACTGAAAGACTAAATCAAACCGTGATCGCATGTCTTCTTTAGTGAGAAGACCGTCCATCTCGGCTGTCGTGGGTATGTTTGGGTCTTTACGAACACAGAATTTACAATTCTCTTTTGTCTTCAGAACTTCTGCAAATTTCTGATCAATTTCGTACTCAGTCCAGCAGTTAGGGCATTTCCATTTAATCTCGTTGCTCATTGATTTTCTTTCTCATCTCTGCAACGGTTGGGTGCTCTGGCGGTAGTGCAACAGCATGAATTGTGTTGTGTAGCCATCGACAGATAACTACTTTGTTAATCTCTAACTCTCGGAACTGCTTCTCGGTACGGCTTTTGTAATCTGGTGAAGGCCAGTACTTGTGATGCCTGTCCTCATAGCATTCGCCTTCCTGCACAAAGATAGGGCAAGCGGGCGTGTTCTCGGCTGGGCAAGGTACACGCTCCATACTAACCTACTGTCCAGTACTTGAGCTTTCTGAATGTGCGACGAATCAGGTCGGCTCCACGGCGTTTAAGTATCACTGGGTGGTATTGCGGGTACTTGTTTACTAAACTGACTTCTAGCAAGGTGTACTTGCCATCTTCATCGACAGAGTAGCCTATTTCAAACTTAAAGCTATCAGGGCGCACCTTAAGCATTTCATAGAGAAAGTTAGCCTTAGCTGTGTCTGCGAACTCAACTTGGCCTACAAGGTCTTCAGAGCCCTTCATCCAGTTATTCGTTAGTGGTATTTTCATAGTGCTCCTTTACTAGCATCTCAAACTCGGTTACGATTTGTATGGCTGCTTTGTCGCAATCCTTTGCTACTGCGTCGTAGCCTTCAGATTCTACACGGTACTTCCAGCCTTCGTAGTTATAGTTGAAAGCCATAGCGTATAGGTCTTGGCGAACTTCTACTAATCTTTTGGCTTTATCTTGCATCGGGTGGTTGTACCCTTGGCTGTTGTGGCTGGTAGTGGTCTATAAAGTCTGCTTTACACTTAACTGGAACGTCATCGAGTTTCATCTTCTCGTCGTACATTCTACAGCCCTGATCTTGCCACGCCTTCTCTAGACGCTCCTGCTTGTCTTGAATCATAAACGGTACGCTAATAAGAAACGCCACCATTAAGAGGCCTAAGCCCCAGTACATTGCTTTTTCCCAACCTGTTGCTGGTCCGCCCATTACTTCTGCCATTACTCTTCCTCCTTATGAAAATGTATTTTTAATCGATCAATCACGAAACTTTTCAGTAGATCGTTGCGAAGTGGGATAGGAAAGTCACCGCCAAGCGAATGGTAGATGAACTCTAGGTTTTTTCGCCCAGCTTCATCGGTTACCGCTTTCTGTACTTTCTTTTTCATAACTTCTAGCGAGTCAGATAAAAACAAACAGCTTTCTGGGTTGCTCTTACTCATCTTCTGTTCGGGGTGGCGTAAGTCCATGACCCTACCGCCTTCGTAGATAGCTTCAGGGCACTTCTCGCCCACTCTGTGTAGAATATCTTTAGCTAACTCAATGTGGGGCTTCTGGTCGTCGCCTACGATTACAAAGTCATACCCTGCTACGTCGTGAGCCATGAGAACAGGATAGGTGAACATAAGGGCGTTCTTATCCTTCTCTTTGTACTGTGGCATGTGGTTAAGCATACCAGTCGGGGTAACTTGAAGAAGCTTAAAGTATAGTTCTGGGCGAAAATTATACTTTTGTTTAATAATTCTCGTACCGTGGAAGTATTGTTTAAGTTCTTCGTAGAGTTGTTTAGGGTCGCCCTCTGGAGCGTGTAGTTCAGCTATAAGTACATCAGAATCGTACTTGAGTGCTGGTAAGATGGAACCTATATAGTTACCGAGGTGTAGTTTACCCGTCGGTCGTATACCGCTTATATATTTCATTAGTATTCTCTCAACTTCTCAAATTCGAAGTCAGGGTCGTCAGCGTCTTCTGCTGGTGATCCTTCTAGCACTTCACCGCAGTCAGGGTCTGCACAAACATACCCAAGACTTTCGGTTTGATAATGACCGTTGAATCCGAGGTGGTCTTCAGTAAATGTTTCTACCTCTCGCTCGTCGTGGGTACAGAAGAACGTATCGCCCTCTAATTCCCATGTACAGTTTGGTGTGATGACTACGTTTATGTTCATGCTCTAATTATATCGCAGGTTCAAGAAATAGTCAACGGTTTTTTCTTTTTTGTGGTCTTTTTTTCAGGTAATTGTCTGATTACCTCTTTAGCGATTGTTAAACCACTATAACTACCAAAACGGAACCACTTTACAATTTGTGGGTCCGTATGGTCTATCTCCATTTGTTTTACGTCGATCGTATCTAGGGCAGCTATAAGGTTTTGTTTATCTTTTGCTGTGATCACTCGTTGCTCCCGTTTATTAGTCTCTTCTAATTATACAGGAAAATATGGAGTTTGTCTAGTAGATGTAGAGATAATCGTTTTGATTTACTTCGATTGTGCGTTGTGAGTAGGGTCCAGCAAAGTTCATCTCTGAAATAAGCATACGACCGTTACCGTAGACTTCTAGAACGTATGCAACGTGCATACCGACCTTAGTCTGTGCTGCTGCACCTGCTTGTGCCGTGTAGCCTACAGGCCATCCCTGTGCTTGAGCGGTGTAGAACCACTGGTCTGCGTTACCAAGCATATTAGGGAGTTCAGGCTTCATGTTCTTAACGTGCCATGTACATTGACCAGCATAGTAAGTGTTACCTGCTGAATTACCAGCCCAACGAGCGGGTTTGTATGCAGGAGCTGCTGGCTGCACGAATGCTGCTAGACGAGCCTTCTCTTCGGCGTTGATAGCGTCTATACGCTTTTTCTCAGCGATCTTAGCCTTCAGGTCTTCAATAGCCTTCTTTTCGTCCTCAAGCTGTTTAGCGAGGTCGGTTTTCTTCTGCTCAAGAGCATCGAGCTCCTTAGCTTCATTCTGAAGCGTTTCTGCCTTCTGTTGCATCTCTTGTGCATGTGTTTGAATTTTAAGTTCGTTCTCGCTAAGTGGGGCAGCAGCCGAGGCTGAACCTCCAATAGTTACGGATACGAGTAATGATAGTACTAATAGTTTAATGTATTTCATAATGTTTACCACCAATGATTAGCCACCCAGAACTGGTACGCACCAGCCCAAGAGCCATACCTTCCTATGGCGTAGTTAGTGAACCATGCGTTTTGGCAAGCGTAATCATAGCCACAGGGACCAATGACCTTACTTGCAGGACATGCCTGACCAATACCGTCACAGCCTGAGCCGTTAGGGTTATGGGTACGACAGCCACTTTCGTGCATGTAAATATAATTTGCGTAAAAGTTGTCTCCACAGCCAGCTACAGGACCAGTATCAACTGGTACTGAGTATGAGACTGTTTGGGCAACAGGGGCTTTAGCGGCTTCCGCTGCTTTGCGGTCTGCTTCTTTTTTTGCTTCAATCTTAGCCTTAAGGTCTTCGATGGCTTTCTTTTCAGCGTCCAGCTTCTGCGAAAGTTCGGTCTTCTTGGCCTCTAATTGTTCTAGTTCGGTTGAAGTAGATGCCAATGCATCTGACTTCTGCTCCACACTTGTGGCGTGCATTTGTATGATCTGCTCATTCTCACTCAGAGGGCGAACCTCAAGTGATTGTGCGTTAACGGTAGAGCTAAATAAAAAGACACTGGCGAATAATACGCTCAGTGTCGCAAAAGGTAAGCTAGAGATACGTCTTGAACGGCTCATGTTAATTGACTCCTAAAGCTGCTGCTTCGGCTTCAAGTTTTTGGCGTTCAGAAACAACGTCGTTAACCTGTTGTTCGGTTTTAACGACTTCTTGTTTAGTTTGTTCTTTGACTGCTTGTTTAGTCTCTAGTTTTTTTTCTAGTTGTTCACTCTCAGCGTTTAACTTCTGAATAGTGCTTGTTTGCGTATGTAAAGTATCTGTTACTCTCACAGCGTCTTGTCCAGCTAATAAGCTGAAGGGTACAATGGTAATCATTGCCAAGACTGTAGTAAATAGTTTGCTACTCATAGGCCAGTTGTCTTTCCCTCGAAAACGGGGGTGAGTGGACAACCATTGGTTCTCCAATTATTTATATAGTTTATAGAATGCTTTGATTAAGATGATTGCTGCAAATAGAACTTGGGGGACTAATGCGACAACCATTGCTGAACCGTCTACAAAGAGTACGGTCATGTACGTGCTGTATGCGATACTCACAACCACAAACAACAGTCCTATACCGATTATACCACGTTTCTTCTGTTCTCGTGCTAATTTCTGGTCACTTTTTGTGATTTTTTTCGCTTTTTTACTCTTAAATCCGAGGCGTTTCAACATGTTGTCGAACCAACCACGAACGGCAGCTACTACGTTGTCAATGCGATTTTTCAAAGTCGGCTTTGCTGGGGCTTTCTTTTTAGTCACACTTGTTGAAGTTGTCTTAGTTGTTTTACTCACTTGTACTCCTTTGTGATTATTACACTTTCTAATTTTACAGTACCTTGCTTTAAATGTCAATAGAATATAATAAGAATATGTATGTTAGAAGAGGTGGCAAGCTAATTAAAGTCACTAAAAAATCGATCGGGGCAGTTTCCCCATCACTACTGAAAACAAAACGAGAAGCATTTGAACGCAAGAAAAAGACCGCTGCATTCAAGAGATGGCGATCATATCAGTACAAAGTGATACAAAAAGGCCTCTGCTTTTATTGCAAGAGGCCGATTAGGGGTGTATGGGTAACGGATCACGTTATACCGTTATTTAGAGGGGGTACGTCTGCCTACCGGAATTTGGTTGTCTGTTGTTGGAGGTGTAATGATAGGAAGGGGATTAGGCTTCTTGGTGAGAAATAAATCGATCAATGTTGCGACTGCCGAAAACGCAAAAGCATAAGCAAACCATTCTATAAAGCCATCTGCCACGCTCAGAGCCGCTATAAGGCCGATCCAGAACGAAAGACACCGAACACACGACACAAGGTCGAAAAGCCCGCCAGAACGCTTCTGGTGAGCTCCTAGGCGTGCTCTAAGTCTAGCGAATACGTCAAGTGGACCTTTTTCCTTGACAATTGCATAAGAAAGTCGCCAAATTGCTAGTGAGGCGACTATAAAAGTAAATGGGGTCATCGTTTCGGTGCTTTTAGATAATCTGGGTCGTCAGCAGCGATAACCGCCAATCGGACGAGTAGATATAGTACCTGCCAAATAATATAGGCGATAAGAGCGATATTCCATACCCAGCCCTCGGTGAGCTGGAACATGACGATGGCAAACATGATGTGAAGTACGGTGAACTCAGCGTCAATCCAGTACTTCAGCTTATCTAACTCAGCTAACTTGGGTTTCATCTTCAACCCCTACTTCTTCCATTTCAATCTCGGCATCTTCGTCGTATTCAGGATCATTCAATTGATCTAGACGAGCCTTGTGCTGTTCTACCTTATTTTCATAAGTATTGATGCGTGACTGGTGGAAGGTCTTTTCGACTTCTTTACGGTTAATACTTGATTCTGCTTCTTTCAGAGAACCTTCCAGGTCTTTGAGGTTATCAAAGATAAACGTAATAGGCTGCACACCTTTAGCTGGTGAGCTAATCATTGCAGCATACTTAACGGTCTCTGGCTCTAGGTTTGATACGGTGAACTGTACGGTGTAATCTAGCGTGTTGTCTTTAAGAGACTTGCGGATCACTCGTCTTATTAGCTTCTCTAGCCTTAAAAGATCGCTCTTTGTTTGATTCTGTGACATTCTTGCTCCTCAATTTCTTATATTTGTGTGATGCTTTAGTTAATATGTTTGATGGGACAACCACATAGTCTACGATATTGTATCGAGGCTTGAGTGGCTTCCTGCGACGTTCAGCCCTTGTAGGCTTATAGTCTTTGTCTAGTTTTGCTAATTCTTCTGGAACCATATTATAATTATACTCCTAAAAACTAGGTTTGTCTAGTCTTTTTTCTTCTAATTTTATTTTTATTAGTTTTAGGGCACCAGCACTGTTCACCACAGTGGCATCAGCTTTGATGTTATTGACTCTGGTTTGGATTGATTTGATCTGGCGTTCACTCTGTATAGTGCCACGCTTTGTTCTACCTTCTGCCCCATTGCCATCAATCTTAATGATATACGGCGAAAACATTTCAATGAATTTCTTATTCATGAATCGATCGCCTTCACAGACGATGTTATAGCCCATTGCCTCTTTCATGCTCTTAAGCAGGTCGAAGTCCCGTGAGACGTTCATAGCAAGCTTATCGCTGCCCTCAAAGACTGAGCCATCATATACGCCGAGATACAGCGTACCAGCCTGTTCTAAGCCCCTCACGAGTCCTGCTGCGAATGGGGTAGTCTTACCACCTATAAGCTGATTCATAACCCATGTCTTGCCAGTGCCAGTGGCACCAATCAAGAGGATGGTCATTTTTGTTCTGCCTGTATTCTTGCCAACAGTTTAGCGAGTTTCTTGTCTTCGCTTTTCTTGGCGTTCTCTACTTCGGCTGCGGTTTCAAGACAGCTCCACATCTGTACGAGAGAGTAGAACACAATCGTGAATCGGAATGATTCTTTTTTACTGCCGATGATAGGGGTAACACCGTGCACGAATCGCTGACCGTCGAACATTGTCAATGAACCGTTAGAAATCTTTAGGTTGACTTTTAGTTCAGGAATATGTAGGTAGCCACCTTTAACGTCTTTCTTCAGGCCAAGCATGATCGAGAATACGTTTTTAAAGTTACCAGTGTCTAGGTGGTACTTCAGTGGATTGTTCTTGTTGATGATACCAGATGTGAAGTTTGTCTCAGGCATCAAGTATTCGCCACGGACTTTCTGAGCCATAGTGGAGTGATTCTGGTAACGGTCTGGTGCATACTTAGAATAAAGCTCTTCTGCAATGTGGGCTACATGGAATAGGTCGTCTTCAATATTCTTATGCTTATTACCGAATGTTGTCTTAGCACATGTCTTCTTACCAGAAAGACCCATCATGCGTGGGCGATAACCAATCGTTTCACTCTGGGTGATGAGACCATTAGTTCGCTCGTCTTTAGGGAACCGAACCTTACTTAAAGAATCGATCATACCCTCGGTGTTAACTTCGTCCTCGGTATCTCTATAAATAACCAAGACCTCATTAGTAGCCTTGTCGATGATGATTGTATCTTCGTCGATTACTGGGTCGCTGTTTGGCTTTGCTTTACCCGATAGCCATTCTTTATTATTTATTTTATTCTGTACGAGATCAACGTATAGCTTCTTCATACTGCTCCTTCACGGCTGTTACTATGGCATCTGTTAAATTGTCTGTGCCGTACAACTCTTTAAAGTAGTTGGCATAAGTCATAAACTCTACAAATGATGCCTTGTCGAACGTCAATGAGATAGATAAGCTATCTCGTAGTTCTTCATTTTTGAGAGATGTTCCTGGGGTCTGTCTTGCTTCGCCCTTGTCTTCAAGGTCTCTTAGCTCTGTACCGATTTCCATCAGTGGCATAGCGTCGAAGCTGGTAGCCTCAAGTACCTCAAACTCAGGGAGCTCGAATGTCTTAATGAACTCGTCGATACCCTCTTGGGTGATCGTGTTGTACTGTGAGGTGATTTCAAGCAAACGCTGCATGGCTTGCTTGCGGTCTTTTGCCTTAATGATGAGATAAGGGATTGGTTCTAGCCAGCCCTCGGTCGTCAAGACTTGTCGCCTAGCGTGACCGTCAAGCAGCCACTTAGTGCCTTCGTCATCAACCCAAACGTATACTGGTACGTCGAAGCCATTCTTTTCTATGTTGCCTTTTAACTTGGCATAGTTTTCGTCAGATAGAAACTTCAGGTCGCCTTGGCTTGCCTGTAGTTCGGTCATCGACGCTGTTGGTAATTTGTTTGGATTGTGAACTTTCATTTTTTCTTTCCTATTATTACTTCTGTACGGTCGTTACTAAACTTGAGTCTCAAGCAAATACCCGTATTTATGTAGCGGGCAATTTGTTTGTTGTCCTCTGTATATTGTAGCAGATTCTTCCATGCGAGGTCTGCATCTTCGCCGAGTGTTGGGTTTTCACGTGTAATCCGATTCAGGTCAACAATCTCAGGTAGAATGCTGTATAGGAGGTTCATTTGGAACATCTCGGTCAGACCTCGGTCGTAGTGCTCTGATGTGAGCAGTTTATCTATCTCGGTTACCCAACGCTCAACAGAAACGTTGTAGATACGGTCTGAGAGCTGTCGAGCCTTACCGATGAAGTTAGGATCGATCATAAAGCCATAACGTGCAGCGAAACGTGCAGCACGAAGCATACGAAGGGGGTCTTCGATGATACGGTCTTTTGGCATACCGACAGTTTTAATCAGCTTACCGTAGATGTCAAGCTTACCGCCGTAAGGGTCGTAGATAGTACCATCTGAACGAAGTACCATAGCGTTCATCGTGAAGTCACGACGAGCCAAATCCTCATCAAGAGATGGAACGAATTGAACTTCTGGTTTGCGAGACTTACCAGTATAGACCTCAGAACGGAACGTTGTAACTTCTACGTATTCAAATGTAGTACCATTAGGGTTTGTCCATACATTAACTACACCAGCATTAGGGTCTGATGTTATACCCTTTGGCATAGGAACCTTGAACCCAATAGTACCAAATTTCTCGCCGATAGTGTAAACACGACGGCCAGCAGCCTTAACCTTCTCGATCATCTCGGTAGGTAGCATCGAAGTAGTAAAGTCGTAGTCTTTAGGGGTGTTGCCCATAACGAGGTCACGAACGGAACCACCAACAAGATACACCTCGTCTGTGCCGAGAATTTTCTGAACTTCTTTCTGAATGTATAGTGCTTTGTCCATTATTTTACTACTTCCTTATCTAGCGGTTGCATACAACGCTGGCAACTGAATGCTTCAAATGCACATCCCTTGCAAAAGTTTGGTGTTCCAGTATTTGCGTAACTGATTGTACGTTTACAGCGTTGGCATTCAAAATCTGTGAACGCTTGCCCCGACATACGACCTGCCATCTTATATGTGCAGTCGTTACAGAGTAGGTCGCCGAAACGAACTCGCCTAAGTACTTCTAATTGTTCGTCTGATAAATATCCACTCATGATACTACTTCTTTCTGCAATATATCTGCTAATGCTAAGTATAACTCTTCTGCCTGTGTTTTGTCAAGCGTAATATCGTTATGCCAGATGTCTTTACCTAATATCTTGACCTGTACTGTCTTAAGATTGTGTAGAGGCCAAGTTCTTTTGACAGTGATTTCGATTTCTTCTTTGGTGGCTTTACCCATATGAATTGTCCGTCAAAAACGTAGATGTTACCATTTCTAGTATCGAGAGCTACGTTCCCGATCATTTTCCTTGTATAGTTATTTAATAAGCTCACTTGACCCTTGTAAATCGACCCTTGATTCGATCATCGTGATAGTTGACGTAATCTTCTTTCATCTTGAACAGTTTGTCAAGCAACTCGCCGTCATTGTCGCTTAGTTCAAGTTGCCCCGACTTAGCACGTGCTGGTGGTCTACCTGTACTGAAGTAAACTCGCTTGTCTTCAAGCTCTTGTTTTAGGTATTCTTCTAGGGTCGTTGGGAGTTCTTTGTCGTCGTGGAAGTTGTAGAAGTGTGCCCATGCATATACTTCTACTGGCTTTTCACGCTTCTTAAGAGTTGTAGTGGTGCGACTGTACCATCCTGGTTCTGTTTCGGTTACTTCTTCGTAGTGGTCCCATACCTTGCCGAGGCAGAAGTCTGTTTGGGTAAGAGATGAGTAAATACCACCCAATTCCCACTTAGATGTCTTCTTAGCTGACTTGAGGTCGGCTTTTTTCTTCATGTCGGCTACGGCTTCTTTGTAGGCTTCCATCCCGTCGTGAATGAATCCTGGCTGACCGCCCCTACGAGCGAACATTACCTTCTGTTGTACTGTACCGTTCTTAATGTCAGAGTTACGAATAAGGTCGGCGAGAATTGCGTCATTGACACCGACGATGAATGTAACACCGTCTTTCTCTACTTCACACTTCCAGAACGATAGACGACCGCCTTGTGATGAGCCACCTGCTGAGTCTAGGATAGTTACAGTGAAGCCTTCGTTGTCAAACTCATGGACTTTAGGTTCGTGTACGATAGTTTCTTTATTCTGGTCGTATCGGTTCTCGTATGATCGTGCCCACTCTACGGCACTTTCTTTAGATTTGTCGTCACCGACTTCAAAGATATAGCCACTGAACTGTTTACGTCCACGCCATTCGCTTTTAGTATTGTCGATTGCTACACCGACCTTATCCATCATTTTCCAGTAATTATATCCCATATTCCATCCTTATCTTGTATAGAAGTTCGTTTAGCTTCTCTTTGTTTGGTTCGTCGGGTAGTACTGACGGTACGTCTTCAAGTAGAGCATCTTGACGCATGAACTCATCAACAACGAAGTCTACAGGCTTTGTACCCATCTCAAATAGGTACTCACGTTGCTCTGGGGTCACTCGTACGTTGAGCGTACCAGTCTCTAAGAGCTGGCGTGCCTGAATCAATAGGCGGAAACAGTGTCGGGTGTGTTTAGCATAACGGTTCTTAAGAGAGCTGTCGTAGCCTTCTTTACCTTCTGCGAAACGCTTTGCAAGGTCTTTAGCCTGACCCATAGCGTAACCACGGTAGGCTTTCTGTACGCCCCTAGTAGACAAGAAATAATCTCGGTTATCAATTAAGAGTTGACCGATAGGTGTCATGTGGGTATAGCTCTCTAAGAATAAAAGCTCAGTAACGGTAGGATTACCGCCCATAACTAATTTCATAAACTTACCAACTTCGTGGTATACCCAGTCAGGATCGGTGTGATCTTTCGTGGTGTGCTGAGGGTCGAAGTTTAACTCTAACACCTCTTTAGTTGGCAGCAAATAAATACCCTTGATGTCTACATCAGAGTTTTCAGTTGCAAGCCCGTAAGCGGTTGAACCCGTTACGCCTTCTAGAATAATGTTATCTGGTTTCATCTGCTAGCTTATCTGGGTTCGGTATGGTCTCCCATATCTCATTGCCCGTTAGTTTGCCATATTGTTCCCACGTAATCTCTGCGATACCGTGTGCGGTTAGAAGAGAGCGTGCGTACTGTATACTGATACCTTCGTAGAGTTTCAACCACTGGTCTAGCTCTTTGCCCTCTAGCTTGGGGTGCACTTCGATCGTGTCAGGTTCAGTATATGAACCCCCACCGACATTCAGAAGGGCTGCAACTACCGCTGCTGCGACCATAACTATGAATAAAAAACTAAAGTCCACGACGTTTTGCTTTCATAAGCATTAGTTGATTTTTGGAATCTACGGCTGCGTCTTGGTAGTATTGGCTTTGTGGATAGTCATCTGCTCGTTTCTGAATTTCTTCTACGTCTTTTTCCAACATCTCGATAATCATATCGGGTACTGGGGTCTTCTCTACTTCGGTCTCTACGATTTCAATAGCTATAATTTCTGCGTTGTCGTAAAGCTCTGCACTTCTACCACGGTACGTAGTTCGGTCGAAGAACTGGCGTAGGTGATTTTTAAGGTGACCAATGTTATTCCACGCCTTACCAGCTTTGGTAAAGCTAGGATTCATACCGCCATTGGAGTACAAACCGTTTTCATCTCGAATTTTATATACTTTCATATTTTACAAACTGATCCCTTAGACGAAGAACGCTACGATCGTAAGGCATTCCAGGCCATGTTACTTTAATAGCCTGTGGTGTGATCTTCACTACCGTGGCCTTTACGAGGTTGTTATAGCCCTTCTCAAGGCATATAACAGTATCGCCGACCTGAACTTCATTACCTACAAAATCTTTCACTTTTTCTCCTTAGCTACACCAGTCAGGTATACAAGCATTTCAAGTTCTGTGTAACCTAGTGCCATAAGCCCTCTTCTCAGAAGGTCAAAGAACATTTGGTTTTCTTCTGCTGTCGGGTAAACGTCTGCGTTATTCTCTACGTCAACAGACCTATTGCCAACTTCTAGCTGTACTCTCATTTAACCAACCTTTTCAACTTACGGAAGAACCAGAACTCATCTTCGATTTCTGTGTTGTTCTTAATCTTTACTTTGTCTTCAAAGAATCCGAAACGGTTCATACGCTTAACGGTGATATGACCTTGGAATAGATCAAATCCTGCGAAAATAGAACGCTTTTCTTCATCGTCTGCGTCAATCGGTTCTACTGCGAGTGCAGTAATCTGGTAGGGCTGATGCTTCTCACTCATCTCATCAATGTAATAAGCGGCGAAAATACCAGCCCCCTGTAGATACTCAAGCAAGTTTTTAATCGTCTCCCCATTTCGGGCTTCGAGTACGACTACGGTACGCTTGTAACCTGATACGAACAGACCACTGTAGTTCCCTTCTAGCAACATAGCTGCGTGCACCGCTTGGGCTGCACCCTTACCTGGACTCATTTCGAGTTCACCGTTTAATACTATGTACAATACTGGGTTTTCTTCTTTATTGGTCATGCTCTAATTTTACACCACCCGAAGGTATTTGTCAACTACTTTTTTAGAATTTGTAGTTAGGGTCGCCGAATTGTGCGACGTTGATACCGTATACGTCACGGAGCATGTCTGCTACCTGTGGGCGGTCGTCAAACCAGATAAGTACATTGTACTTGCCCTTGATGTATTTCTCGATCATTTCAGCCTTAACTTCGGTGTCGGCAGCTTGACCGCTCTTTGGGTCTCCATCGACTTTGAAGTGATCGCTTCTACGCATATGCAATGCATCGTACTCGATGTCGTGGCGTTCTAGCCATTCTTCGGTTTCTGGGCGACAAACTTCATCACGGCCTGAGAAGATAAGAATATCTACTTTGTACTGTGCACCGACCCTGTTAATGACGCTAACACCGTCGAGAAGCTTCGCAAGCCCTAGGTTTATTTCGTCTTGACCGACCTTGTGCCATTCATATGGCGATCGATCTTTAGGTCCAGTTGTGAGCGTACCGTCTAAGTCAGACACAATAACCCATGGCAGGTTAGGGTCGTGCTTTAGGAATGTAGGCATCTTCTTGACTGATAGGTGGTAATGCTTTCGGATAACTTGCTCACCGACTGACTCTTCACGCTTTTGGTCACGTTCGATCAATTCTTTCAGTGGTACATCTAAGAAGCTTTTAACTTCTACTGTAGCACCATTCTGGCGTGCAATGTTAGATAGCTGGGTGATGTGCTTCTGTATTAAGTTAGTGTCAGACGATATGACGCTCTTGCCCTTTGAGAACGCTTCTCTGATAAGACGGTCTCGTTCTTTCAGAACAATGGCTTCGTCTCCACGCTCATGAACGTATTTACCGTCTTTGAACAGCTTTCCATTCTTCCTTATTTGATCTTTTTCAACTCTTACGAAGTTAGGATTCTCTTTGATGTATTCATCTGCCCAAGAGGACTTACCCGAAGCGGGTAGTCCTTTGGTTATGATGAGTTTTAATTCTTGCATTTTTGTTTACTCATTCTTGCCTTCTTCTTCCATGTCGATTGCTTCCTCATCTTGCATCTTCGATTCATGGGCATAGAATTCCGGCGATTTTAGTTTAGTAATATATGGGGCTAACCCTTCGATACGGATACAAACACCTTCATCACATGGGCTCTTGTCGTCAAGAGGAAGTGCCTGTGGATAACCACCGTGCAACTTGTCGTGATAGTTAGTGTCCAACCATTCTTCTGGGTTGAAGTCTTCGTGCTTACCTCTCCACAACTCAGGTACTGTCTTCATACCACGGTCACGAGCGAACTCTTTAACCTGATCCCATGTCAAGTCTGTCAAGATTCCTTGACCGTTGATCTGGGCTACACGGTATACGAAGAACTCTGAGGTCTGATGTGGAATTTTGTAGGTGTAGTTCTTCTGTAGCGGTACACCTTCTGGTGTCCAACCTACTAACTCACCGTACACTACGAAGTTTTCAGGAACCATGTCGTCGTACTTCTTGGCTGCCTCTGTCCAAATGTCTTTGTCGTAGAAGTGAGCCTGACGATCGTTGTTGGCATCCTTAATGACACGGTTTGAACCGTACACGTGAGCGTATTCTTCGGCCTGAACCTTAACACCTAATTTCTTTGCAACTCTTTCTTTAAAGTTTAGCTCACGCTTAACTGGAATGTGCGAGAAACGAAGTAGCGTACCGTGAAGCTTCTGCGTCACGATGATTTCGGTGTATGGCTTGAATGTGTCGAGAACACGGTAGTACTGTGATGTGTCATAGTGACGAGGGAACAGCTTTTCATCAACACGTGTGAAGACTTTGTGCTTGTTCTTTTCGTGAGATGGGGCTGACTTGCGACGTACTTCGTACTTCTTACAAATCTCGTGACCATTCAACTCTTCAAAGGCATCTCCTACTTTGAAATCGCTAAGATCAACTTTAGTATAAGCCAAAGAGCTAAGAGGCATGAATAGAGCATCAGACCTATTGCCACGAAGCTTGAGAGCTTTGACCCGTCTGTTGTCTTCGATAAAACCTGCTTTTTCTTTGTCTTCATTAAATTCTTTGTGGCGGAACAGGTTGTTCCTCGCTGTGTACTCATCTGATAATTGTGTCCCTGAGACGAATACAACACCCACTGTGCCGACTTCAGTCTCTTTAGATACGACAGCTTGCATACCCAAAAGTGGGGCACCCAAAAGATTGTCACTGTTCTCTAGTGGGTTTAGGTGCTCGATCCGTACGATCGTTGCTGCGTAGTTCTTGTTTTCTGGTTCTTTAAGCTTCATTAGAATGGCATCGCTTTCTCTTCTTGTTCTTTCTTCTCTAGAATCATCCCATAAGTATTGGCATACCCCGCAATGTCAACCACGCTGTCGATGTGGTCTGGGGTGTTAAGTAGTCGGGCGATTTTTACCTGTATCATGTATAAGGCATGTTTAAGTACTGGGTCAATGTTTGCATCCAAGATTGGTTTTGCCATAACAGTAACCTTTTTAAAGTCGTCGGCTGGGTGGCCGTAAACGTCTTGTCTATCCTCGCTAGTCAACTTCTGGGCTTCTTGTAATATATTCATACTCTAATTATAAGTTACTAGAGGCCGAATGTCAAGCACTTTATTGCTTCCAGGTAGTACCATATTTTCGAGTGAGTTTTATCACCTTAGATTTATCAGTTGCGGGTATTTCTATCTCTTGGTTCATGTGATTCCCAAGATGGGTGACTGGCACACTCCAACGCACATAATTCTGATAACCATTCTGTCGGCAAAAAAGACCTAAATTAACATCAGGTCCTAAGCCATTGCTTGTGTCGAATATATGTTCCTTATACATATCTGATCGTATAAGGGCACAGTATAGGCCACAAGCGTCGATTGTCTCGGTTAGCGGTTCACCTGCCTTATTTTCCATAGAAGTCATCTCAGAGGGGCTGTGAACGTCATCTAAACGCCACGCACCTACGTATGGCAGCCCCCAACGGCCTAACTCTACGCCAGTTACCATTCCTACGTCTTTGTGGCTCTTAGTGACGTTAATAAGGTCTGCAAGAGCATTGGGCGGCAAAATACCATCGTCCTCTACGCTAAACACCCAATCACAGTCAGAAATTACTTCTTGCAGTTGGGTGTGGATTCTAACGATACGCCAGCGTCTCTCAGCGATCGTATAGGCTGGTCTGACATGCGGAAAAGGAACACAGAGCTTATTCTCTATGTCCAATTCTGCTATTCGATTCCTAACCTGTACAAATTCACTTTCAGGTCCGTCGAATATTACGATGAGGCTTTTTATTTTTACTGTCTGGGCTAGGAGCGATTCAAGAACTCTATCAAGATACTTGATCCTCGACACTGGAAGTATTGTCGTTATTTTCATTTTGTATGTTTTCTAACGTAAAGATGTTGAACTCTTTTCCGTCTATAATTTCTAGTAGTGACTGGTCGCCGATAGGTGAGTTATCTTGATGTTCTGAGAACGTATCAACACACCATACCTGTGGTTCTGGGTTCCAAATCTCTGGACTTGGGTTGTGACCGATCACCTGTGGAATATCTTTATACTTGATATTACCGCCGAACTGACGAGGGCGTGCCCAGATAGGGCTTGCATCGTTCCACAGTGATGGTACGTCTAATTGACCGTTCCACTGCTCAGTTACACCAGCGTGTGAGAAAGTAACCCCATCCAATTCTATTGTAACAGGAAGCGTCAGTAGCCAGTCTTTCAGGTACTTATTCTCAGGGAACGTAAGAGCCGTGAAGGTGTCAGGGCTCCAACCGCTAGATCGGCCAGCGATTTCTGGATGAATGTAAGCATAGTCGTGATTACCGATTACAGCGTGTACTTTGTCTGGGTGAGACTGCATAAGCATATGAAGAGTCTTCCACGCACCGAGAGACTTGTGTGTGGGTGTGTTCCAGTTATCTACGTAGTCACCAAGAAAAACTACCTTGTCGTAGTGCTCAAGAAGTTCTGCGACTTCGTAAAACATCCATGATCTTGTGTGAACGTCGCCTACTGCTAATATCTTCATATTGTTCCTTACTCATTACTACTAATTTTGCTTCTTGTGTGACAAACTGTCTGGGGTGATTGGTGATGCGGCGAAAAGCATATTCTGCCATGCCGATTGTCTTAATCGTCTTTTCTGCTATCTCGTTGCGTTGAAAGGTATGGTATACTTTCCCATTTTTTTCGTAAGCAGCGTGTTCGCTAACAACAATTTCTTTTTTTGACGCAACATGCACAGCAGTCTCCATGCCTTTCTTTATCTCTTAGACCTCGTATCATCTGCATACCCATTCGGTGTAGCATTTCTACCTCAGCCTCGTAGGGAGCCTGTTTAGCGAGAACTGTTCGTATCGAAGCAACTTCCCCATTTACTACTGCTCTAACTTCTACCATCTCGTCTCCACCGACGCAGAAGGGCTCCATGTGTATCGTATATGATTGTATCTTTGTCATGATCCTACTACTTCTCCATCTTCCCATTTAAATTCTGCTACAGGTAGGTGGGTTTTGCATCCTACACAGTATGTCGCACCGTAAAACTTTGGGTCACGGGCGTAAGTTTCTGATAATGCGTCACCCATTCGAGTTGCAGCACCACAGCCATTACCCTTCAGGCCAGACCTTGACATATCGTTAGGGTCTATCTCGTGCCCATCTACACCAACGTGTATATAGGTGTGACGAACTGGGCGCACGAACCCCTTAGCTCTTTCCTCTGCTGGTAGAACGAGGTACTTTTTCTGCATACCACTAGGTTCAGTTACTTGCAGGTCAGGGTCGTTTCTATCATTAGTCAAGCTCATACCTTAATTATACTCCTAATTTCTTTAAAAGTAAAGACCATTTTTTCATAATAGCTTCACTAGAGTATTCTTCCTCTGCTATTTTCCGTGCTGTGATCTTTCTGATTACATACTCGCCGTCGTCATCGGTAGCCCATTCGGTTATCTTGTCGGCAAGTTCCTGAATATTACTTTCATACACTGTAATCATTATTCGTGCCATGAACTGAGATTTCTCCCTAACTCCGACCAGCCATTCTTTTGGCAATATCTTGTTGTTAGGATCGATGTGCGTCATAATCACTGGTAGCCCAGCAGCTAACGCCTCATTCATCGGTAGGCAAGCACCGCCGTATCTACGGGGCATAATCATAGCATCAAAGTCACGGTACAGCTCTTTTTCGTCTACAGGTGCATTTCGATCTATTGTGATACGAGGATCATCATATGCACTGACATCAGTCGTCTGAGTCTTGACAACCAACTCAAAATCTACATCTTTCGGTATAAGCTTAATCGCTGCAAGCAAGTCTTCGGTTCCATTTCGATCTTCGTAGGTTCTGCGTCCTGCAACATGTAGAAAACGCCGTTTACCCTTTCTTTCAAAGTTCTGCGTGGCTATAGAGTCGAATTCCTCTAAAAATAATGGTGTCGCACAATATTCGCTTATTTCCGGCCACCTTTTCTTCTGGTCTTCGAGGTGCCAATAGGAATGGTTAACCAATAGGTCTGGCAGTGGAAGGTTAGGATTCTGTAGGTAGTCAGTGAACTCCCAGTTATTCTGAATTATAGTCTTAACTCCCTTATTGCGGGCTACCTTCAATAATTCATATGAATAGGGAATCTCGAATGTGAGAAGCACATCTATGTCTTGTAATACTGCATTTATCTCATGTGGTGATATAAATCCATTAACCACGAAAGCGTTCATGTTTTTATACCACTCAAAGTGCTGTTCGTTCTTATTGAAGGGGGTCGAGTCAATAACGATTACTTTATGAGGCTTTAGAAGCCTTACCCAGTTCCTGCTCTGCACGCCAAGACCTGTAGCGTCAGCTCTTGCTATAATGCCAAGTCTAGTCATCAAATCTCTCCGTGTATATGTAGCAGCCCTTAGCTGGTACGCCCAACGTGTTGATAGAACAGTTACGGGCGAAACGGTTAACCAGTTCTGAGAATTTGTCAAGCCCATTATGGTCGTCGAACTCGATAGCCGTTCTTCTGATCTTGTCAAGTGTTTCGTCAGATGTGGCGAGAATAGAAGGCACTTCAGACCCTTCGATGTCGAACTTAGCGAAGTCAACAGCCCCCAATGCTTGATCTTCTATAAACTCATCGAGCGTAGTTAGAGTCACTTCAGCCACTTCTTCTTCTGCCCACTTAGTGTCAGAAACACGAGAGCTACCGTGCTCGTTAGAGATAAAAGCTTTTCCCGATTGGGCAGCTATACCCTTCTCTATGATGAATACCTTACTTTCTTCAAGCAGCCATTTGTTGTCTTCGAGGTTCTGCTTTAACAATTCGAGGTTGTGTGGTTCTGGCTCAAATGCATAAATTACAACAGTAAGACCTGAGCTTTTAGCTCGTAGTAAAACGTCCAGCGTGAAGATGCCTATATTCGCCCCGATGTCAAGCACTACGCCTGAGTCTGCAAAAAAGTTATCGTGTAGACGGTATACGTTCTCTGCGAAGATTTCCTTAATGATAGCTTCATCAGTAGGCGAGTCTGTCCGTGCATTTATCTTTAATGGTTGAAATTGTGTTGGTATATAGAATGTGCTCATATGGTCTCCAATATAGTCTTCCATCGATTTACATAGGTGTGGTCACGCTTAGTCCGTTCGTGCCCTGCTTGACGAATAGCCTCACGCTCTGCGTCGTGGGTTAAGTAATAGTCGATCTTAGTTTTAAGGTCTTGTAGGTCGCCGTGCTTGTATAGTACGACTTCTTTGCCGTCCTCATAGCATTCTTCAAAGCCCTTAATGTCGGGTGAAATAGCGAAGCCACCCCGTCCTGGTATTTCGAATAATCTATCTGAATAGTAGTAAGGGTAGTCGAGGTTAAGCTGTAAGGTGTCGCCGATAACTATCTTAGCGTTTCGATAGATTTGGTTGAGTGCCAAGCCTCTCTTCGGACCGACTTCTCCATCGTTGCCGATGTGAATGAACCGCTGACCGTATGTCTCTCGAAGAAAATCAATAAGCTGAGGTCGGAATGGGTGCTCTGGGTGATACTTGCGACTACCTGTGAAGATAATGTCGTATCGTACACGCTGCTGAGGTAGCATAATACACTCTCTATCAAACACGCCAGCTGGTAGGTAGATACCCTTTGTTTTCGTGTTCTTGTTTAGCCAGTCGGCCATAAATTTATCCACAGTGAAGAAATACTCCATACCATTCATGTAGGGGTCGTTCTCGTACTCTTTCCAGCGATTAAGACCCATGTACAGATCAAGATGATACGCTACCGTTTTCACGCCAGCTTTCCTGAGCTCTTTGAGAGTCTTACTCATATCACCTAGTACCTTAAAGCTGTGGGTGTGCACCCAAACGAACACATCACATTCACGGGCAGTTTTAAGCACATGTTCAGCATTAGCAGAACTTTCTTGTATTCTGACAACTTCATGCCCTAGTGTTTCGATGCTTTTTGCCCAGTGTGTTTCGGATGTGAAATCTACGTTGAAGTTGCCAAGAAAGGCTACCTTCATCGTTCGTCCTCAAACAAGTCTCGAATTAGTTTCTCAACTATTTCGTCTGAGTTCTCTTGTGCTATTAACTTGCCACGCTTTTGCATACGCTCTGAGATGGCACCCATAGCGTTCATGACCGACAAGAACTTTTGTGCCGACAGACTAAAGAATGCAGCAACAATCTCCCTGTCTGAATATTCATTTAAATTAAGCTTACTCATTTTTGCTCCTTCTTCTTAACCTCATAAATCTCGATAGGCTCACCGCAATAGATCGTGAGGTCACAGGCGATCTTAATGCTCTGCTTGACTGTCTTATCTAGGTAGAGACCTGCTTTAGCGTATTCCATACCCGAACCGATTGCACAGTAGTCTTTTATCTCTTGAATCATTAGGTCGCTGGTTACCCAGAACGCCTTGTCGCCGAATACGACCAAGAACGAATTATATGGGCGGAAATCATCTGAACGCTTTTTCATCCAGTCATTGAACTGCACGAAGAACTCTAAGATGTCTCGCTTACGATTACCAGCAGGTTTGTTCGTTTCGCAGAACATTGACATCATTTGGTTGTGAGAAGTATAGCCCACGCCACCGATCACAAAGTCGTCGGAGATTTGGTAAATCTTATTCGTGCTGTCTTTATTGTGCCAATAGCTCGTACTCTGGCTGTCCGCCCCGATTACGATTTTATCTTCATATACTTTTAGTGCGACTACGCTCATTCTATATCCTTCGGTTTTTGGGTGCTTGAGCCACGTATGCCACATTGCACTGCTAACGTCATTTGGTCAACGGCGTTTGCGTATTCGTCTGGCTTAGACTTGTTAAGTTTGTTAATAAATTGTGTGATGCCTTGGCGGTTGTAATTATCGTACTGGTTATAAGAAATCCATTGAGTACCAATACGAACGATCACTTTCTCATCGTAGATGTAGTAGGTGAGCTTGCCTCGCTCTAGTATTTTAGGTGTCTGTTTCATTGTCGAACATTCCTGTTATATCGGTCGTTGCACCGAACAAGTTTATATTGTCTCCATCACGACTTTGAATAACACCTTGATCCATGTAGTCGTGGTATTTGCCCTCAGAGTCTTTAATTCTGTAACGGCACTGGTACATTGGTGTCTTGCCGTCTAGGTAGTCACGCATAGCTTGCATGGTGTGTTCATAGTCATCTGGGTGAACCAAGTCAGTGAAATCGGTGTAATGTTTGAAGTCTGCTGGGTCGTAGCCAAGCTGCCTCGCTTTGATTGGATTAAATGCTACTTCACCGCTCGGTAGACTTATTGTCCACCAAGCTACTTTTGCCGCTACGAGTGCGTCATCTTCTGTGCCCATATTGCTCCTATACGTTTGTGTATTTAGGTTTTTGTTCTTCGTCTTCTTTTATGGCCTTGCGATCACTAAAGAATCCAAGACACTCAAGACACTGGTATTGTACATAGCGTTGCGTATTTGTCGTACGGTACGCCTTAACACGGTGCTGGTAGCCACCACAACGAGGGCACGAGTCCCAGTCGCCACTGATGCGTGATAGTGATGGGTGCTGGTGCATAAACGGACGCATCTTCAAGTAAATTTTCGTAGTCTTCTCTACGTCGTTCTTACAATAGATGTCCATCATCTTCCAGGCTTTTTTATCACCATTTAAGAATGCTGGAATCCATAGATCAGCATAGGTGATTTCTGTTTTACCGCCAAAGCCCATTTCTTTACCCAAGTTATCTAGGGTGTTGTTCATGAACTTAAAGTAACGGCTGGCGATTTTCTTCGTGTCAATATATTTGACAGGTGGAATTGGCTCTAGGTCATGCAACAAGAAGAAGTAGTTCGCCATGCGAACGTCAAACCTGTCTGAGTTCTGACCGAGCAAAATGTCGGCTGTACTTAATACCTTATGGAGCTCAGTGACAAGCCACTTGTCGTCTTGGTCTCCTTTTTTGTAGCCTTTTCGGGCTGATAGGTTAAGTGCGGTGATCTTCTTTTCACCTACTAGTTGATATGCAAAGCTCATTAGCTTCTGACGGTGTACCGTCTCTAAGACACGGGTCTCCCACGTTGGTGGGTAGAAGTATCCCAATGCTGGGCTTACCTCAAGGTCGAATGACACAATTCTCGGTTTTCTCTTATCCTGATTCACTTAATTCCTTTCTAGGTTTGTTCTAATTTTAACACAGTCGATTCCTATAGTCAAGCATATTATTCCAAAATTTAGGCAATAACGCCTCTTTAGCCTGATAATTCCAGACTATAGCAATGATGAACCCTTACACTTGAGAGTAGCCGCACGGCGATTAACCCGATTGTTTCTCACTCCATATATTTATTCTGCATCCATGACCGCCCTGCCTCTGCTTTCGCTCTTGGCTATAGGACTACGCACCCTTTCGGGTATCAGGCACATCGTTGTTAGGCGTAAACAGAGCGACGTTTTATTGCTAGTCAGGCAACAGTGCTGATTTTTGTTTATACTGATGGAGCATTTCCCGCAGTCGTGTAAAGGTGCTTTGTACGCTTCTAATTATACAGGGAATATTTTTTATGTCAATACAATTTTTTTGCCAAACCGTCCAGAACAGGATAGAATAATTTTATGGTTGTTTTTTAGAAATATGCGTGCTATAATTAGAGACGAATAGAAAGGGCTTAAATGTTTATAGACGTAATAACTAAAGCAGACAGTAAAACAATACAAATCAACCCAGCTCAAATTTGTTGGATTGACGGCAATCTTTTGACGTTTGGCAATGGTCTCACAATCGAGATCGATGACTTCTCGATGAAGGAAGTCAGGTTGGCAACCGCACCGAAAGGTAAGCAAACAAAGAGCACCGACGCAGACCCTAAGTTATTGGAGTTATTCAATAAGCTACACACCCTCACAAAAGGTAAGGGCAAGCCTGTATTCTCACTACAGCGTGAAAAGCAACTCAAAGACCTTCTTGGCAAGCACCGCATGACTGAAGAACAGTTAATCAAGGCTGCTACTAATATAGGTAACGACGCATTCTTGCAGGGTGACAACGATAGCAACAAGCGTTACGGCGACGTTGACTACCTATTACGTCCAGCCAAGGCAGCGAAATGGGCAGATGAGGCGGAGAAGAAAAAGAAAGGAATGTTTTAGTGGCAGAACCGCTATATAATCCAGACGCAGAAAAATCTGTCGTGGGGGCATTCCTCATCGACGACCGCAAACTAAAGAAGGTACGAGAGTTTCTTTCGGCTGACGACTTCTATGATAAACGACTTCAGTACGTCTTTGCTGCTATGGAAGCCCTAAATGACAGCGATGTTGAGGTTGACTTAATCACGCTACATGATAAGCTGCGTGAAACTGGTCTTACCGACGTTATCGGGGGTGCAGCCTTCTTGACAGAACTCACTAACTATGTTCCTACAGCGTCTCATGTGGAGAATTATGCTAAAATAGTAGCAGATGATTCAGCAAAACGCAGAATCAAGAGTATCGCTGAAAGAATCGGGCAATCTAGCGGAGATGAGAAACAATCTCTCGAAGAAACCCTCAAAGTCGTGCAAGAAGAAATACACAACGTCAATAGAATTGGCGGAAAACAAAACAAATTCCAAGTCAGCTCGATGATAGATCATATCGAGGAAGCTGAGAACCGTTACAAACATCGTGATGAAATTCAAGGTCTCAGTACTGGCTTCCCTTCGATTGACCAATTGACAATGGGCTTAGTACCTGGAGAGCTCATCATCGTAGCTGGACCTACCTCAAAGGGTAAGACCCTGCTTTCTATGCACATCTCTAACAACGTGGCTAAAAAAGGTCACCGTGTTCTCTTTGTAACGCTTGAAATGACAAAAGCCGAGTTGACCTCACGTTATATGTATGTCAACGGCGGTGCAGATACCTCTGACTTCGCTACGGTTGCAGCTAATACCGTATTCCAAGAAAACGACGAACTAGACTGGAAAGACATCGACGGCCTGATTCAGAACGCCAAAGATGAGTTGGATGTTGACCTTGTGGTTATCGACCACCTTCACTACTTCTCACGTGACCTGAAGAACGCAGCCGAAGAACTGGGCAAGATTACCATGACCTTCAAGAAGAATGCCATTCGACACAAGATACCTATCATCCTAATCTCTCACATTAAGAAGCTGAGTAAAGACGAAGACCTGTCACTCGAAGCCCTTCGAGGCTCTTCACTCATTGCACAGGACTCAGACATCGTTCTAATGGTTAACCGTGACCCAGAAACAAACCAAATGGGCGTACTGATAGATAAGAACCGTAACCGTGGTAAGCTCTCTGACAGGACGAAAGAATGGTTAGGCCGAGAACAGCGTGAGATCGATACAATCTACCTCGACTTCAACAACACGAAGCTGCACGACCCAATGCCAGCACCGTCTAGTATTCAAGAGTTATTCCCAGGGGCTGTCGCCCTACCATACAACGACAGATAGACCCTTTGTGCTAATATAAAGGTATGATACAACAGTTTACAATTAAGGGAAGTCTAGCAAAGCTAAACGACCATGACGGTGCCAACCGAGCAAATAAGTTCGGCGGTGCTGCACTCAAAAAGAAAAATACAGACCTAGTGGCTGCACAATGCGGACCCCTAAAACCGATAACTGGTGAGAGTATAATAACCTTTCACTGGTTTGTTTCGGGCAAGCACGACTACGACAATGTTCGATTCGGTGCTAAATACATACTAGACGGTATGGTAAAATCAGGCAAGCTGCCAAACGACAGCCCTAAGTACATCGTTGGTTTCGGCGGTGACTATTTTACCAAGGTAGAAAAAGGCAAGGAAGAAGTACTTGTCGAGATCGACACAGAAGACCCAGAAGAATAAGCTTGACATAGCCATTCATACGGCGTATAATAGTATATATGCCTAAAAAGAAACCCTACACAACTCAGGACATTAAAGACAATATCGAAACCATGGAAGAAGAAAAGCTTCCTCTTGACGCACCAGTTGAGGTTACGATTGAAGGCGACGGCGACACCTACCAGATAGAGTCTGTAGGTCACTTTCACGCCATACCTAATATGACACTCAGTCTTAAACTTAAGGGGTACGTAAAAAAGAACGCTGACATGGCGTTTACACTAAATAGATTTTTAGACCTTTATAATTTCCGTGAGATGGTAGAAAACCGTGAAGACACCCAGATCATTCGCATCTACACTGAGTTTCCATCTAAGTACATCGAGTTCGGCGTTAATGAGTGGGGCTATGGCGAATCTAAACAAGAGATCATCGAATCAGTCATCAACAAAAAAATGCTTGAGCGTACAGTACGTTCATTCAATTACGATGATGACCGAAACATCTTCTGCGTCTATCTAGAAGAAACAGAATAAAAAAAGACCCCTATTGGGGCTTTTTCTTTAGCGATTTATAATTTTGTTTGCCGCAGTTTTTACATTTCTCTACGACCCAGAACCAATCAAGGAACTTGCTTTTTTCTATAAGCTCGTACTCGTGTTTGATTCCTTCTCTACCCTTGCACCACTTTTTAGTGTTCTTGTGCTTGTGACCCTTTAGCGGGTCTTCATCTATTTTTGGGTATTGGTACTTAATCCACTTACCCGCCGTTGACCACCCTGAGTGATCTTTTTTTAATCTTCCCATAATAACTCCTTAATTTACTAAGTCATTACACTAATGTCCTTTCTGTTAAGTCGATATTTGGGCTTGACACGTTCTTGAGAATTACCAACACGCTTGTGTGGTTTACATAAACCGCAGCTACGGCTACTCTGGTAATTTGGTTTTCTCTTGTGTTTTGCCATATGAGTATGTACTTGAGCTAGTGAGGCTACAAGATTTTTAAATGATCTATTTGGTGGAGCTGGGGGGAGTCGAACCCCCGTCTTGCACACCTGCTATCAGGATTCTACGAGTGTAGTCGTTATATAGCCAACGACAGCGTATAAGAGTTGTAACGGCACCACCACTTGCCTTTGTACGACTGGCAAGAAAACATACCTACTATATAACACCCGCTGCTCCTTAAATAGGGATGGGGAGCTGGGTGGCTTAGGCCGTAGCGTAAGCTGGTGTCAGAGTCAAGCTTGCAACGAAGTTGCTTACTTTAGTCTTAACGGAGTTGTAAATTGTTGCATTTAACAAATTTTTGACCTATGAACGTGGTCAACGTACTCGCTTCACTGATTTTCAATGTCCAATCGAAGCCATGTCAGCCCCATATACTAATTATACCACACCAAAATTTATAATACAATAGTAATTTCGTCCTTGACTTTATATTCTCGATGGTGTAAAATTAGAACATAATTAAAGAAAGGCTATGAATGAATTTCGTAAAATTCACCGAGCACAATGACCATGAGGGCGAAGACTGGGTATTCTGGCTTCAAGCTGACGGCAACAGTGCTGATCTTGAGACACTAGCAGAGTTTCTACAACAGTTCGATCCAGAGGGAGAGAGCTATGAACTAGACCTTGAGCTAGTACCTGAAGAAGAAGTAAATATCTTAATCAAACATACTGGTCAGGGCTACATGGATTATCACAATAAGGTGACTGGCACTATGAGTCTACCAGAGATAGACCTAGACCGAGTAGCGACAGACGACGAAGCTGGCTACGAGTGGCTTCAAGACAACTTCTATAAGGGCGATATTGCGAGGTGTTTCTCGTGAGCTGGATAGAAGAGTTGGGCGAAAAAGAGCTATCTGAGAAGCACGTTAAGTTATTCGTAGACCTTATAGCTTTTACGGCTGAAGAAGAGAAGACAACCGAAGAAAGCGTAAAGGCTACACTGGTTGAATACTGTGATACAGCTATCAACAACCTTAACAAGATCAAGAAAGCAGCAGAATCGTAATGGGCTGGTCAGGCGGTACAGAAGTAGCAATCGGTGTATGGGACGCAGTGCGTGAGCATATACCACCCGAAGAACGAGAAAAAGTAGCCAACGAAATCATTGATACATTAACAGACCAAGACTGGGATTGTGTAGAAGAAGCTGAACAGCTTTGCAAAGACGCTAAGTACCCAGAAACGTGCTGGGACTGCGGTGAAGAATACGTTACGGGTACATTAAATAAAGACGGCTTATGCCGAGAATGTGAGAAAGCAAATGACTAAGTATTACCGAGTAAAGAAAGACAACTTTTTATGGAAAAAAGGTGCGATTCTTGAAATGAAAGATGGGGAGAATGGTTACGACCCAATCAGTGACCTTTGGGATAACACTGAAGTAAACCAAGGTGAGTACATCACAGCCCGTGTCGTTGAAGCACCTGAGAACGCAGAATGGTTCGAACGAGTATACGAAATGAGCCAAGGCAAGAAAGCCGTATACATGGTTAAGGAAAAAGCACAAGCAGCAGCATCTAAATTTTATGAAGGAAAAGAATAATGGCATACCCAGAAGACCGACCAATGAGTGAAGAAGATTACGTAGCGAAAGCACGAGAACCACGCCGTAGTGGATTACCACTGCCTGAGCAGGATAAGTGTATCGCAGAACTACAAGACGTAGTGAGGCTTTTAATTGATAAGCTTCAGCCAGTACTCACCCCAACCGAACCAACTGACAAAGCTGGCGAGTCAATGCCAGCACCAGTTCAATCAGAAGTCGCTAGTACAATCGGCGACAACAACGCTCGAATCCGTCGTGTGATTCGACAAGTAACTAACACAATCGAAAGGCTAGAAGTTTAATGACGACCGAAAGCATATTCACCGCTAAATGGTTCAAGTGGGCTGTTATAGCTGGGGCAGTAATTTTGCTCTTGCTTATGCTCATACCTATTTTTTCGGGCACATACAACCGTGTAGTTACATTAGAAGAAAACATCAACACTAGCAAATCGAACATCTCTAAAGAAGAACAGCGTCGTGTAGACCTGTTCAATAACTTAGTAGATGCTGTAGAGAGTGCGAAAGAATTTGAGAAGGCAACTCAGGTTCAGATCGCAGAAGCTCGTGGTCAGGCTAATCAGGGCAACGTGAACGAGGCTATGCTGGCTATTGCAGCCGTAGTTGAAGCGTACCCAGAGATCAAATCGATGCCACTCTATGACAAGACGATGACTGAGTTCTCAGTTACCGAGAACCGTCTAGCTGGCTACCGTGAGCAGTACAACGTAGACGTTCGTTCTTACAACCGTAAGGTACGTTCATTCCCTACCAACCTAGTATTAGGTATCATGGGCTACGAAAAACAAGACTTTGAGTACCTTGACTACAAGGTAGACAATCGTGATGCTAGAGACCTATTTACGCAATAAAAAGTTACTACTGACCCTCGCTGTTTTGGCGGGGGCAGTATTTCTTATTTCTATCGGTGTTTGGATAGAGAATAAGATAGTAGACGGTGCAGAGCAGAACGCTCGTATGTATCAGACAGCTGTTCAGACCAAGAATGATAAAGAGTTCAACCACTCAATAGACACCAAACAAGGCAATATGTTCGGTCAAGTTGTAGTCAGACCAGTTGATCTCGTTAAATTTCCTGAGATGAGCAAAGAGTTTCCTCGTGTACACAAAGAGATGGAGAGATACACTCGTCACGAAAGAACCGTCTGTGAGACGAAATATCGCACTGTGACGAACTTTAGAACCGTACCTGACGGTGAGGGCGGTTATACGTCAGAAAGCTACACAGAAGAGATTCCATACGAAGAGTGTCATCAAGAGACTTATTATTCATGGGACACTGTAGATCAGTGGGACGTAGAGGCTAAAGAAGTGGACATGGCTGGGCGAAAATACCCACTTAATTGGTTTTCATTCAGCAATAGAGATATAGACGCACGAGAAATAATCCCAGGTGCGACTGGGAAGTATGTTATGGTAGAAGCCGACCACTGGATCGACATTGACTGGCTAGATAGCGGAAAAGAGGGTGACGTTCGCTATTCTTACGAAGTT